GAAGCCACTTTACAATATGGTGTGCTGCTTAACGGTAGCACCCCCGAGCCGTTTATTTACAACGTCTCGCACGGCAACAACGTATTAAACGAGGAAGGTTTAATCACCACTACTGCGCTAAGTGCCGCGTCGGATAGCGAAGACGGTATTTACTCAACCGCCGCGAGAACAAACGTGCCTTATCGCATATTGGGGTCTGTCACACTAACCCAAGCTGTTGCGGGAACGTGGGTGACAAACCCAACAAAGATTCAAGGCGCGGGGGGGTTGGCGCTACTAAAAAATGCAAAGTATGCATACACCGCAGAAACAGGCAACCGCGTTTCAGGAACAACATATTACAACATTTGGGGTAGAACAATTTGGGTGTTGGTCAGCGGGTCGTCCGTGGCCGGCTCTACATCAGCAACAGGTTTGGTAGACGGAACTGCGCGAATTGTTAACGGTGGGTTTGACGGCAACGGAGGACAAGCCGTACCGAGCATTACTTTCCCCGTCCCTGAAGGGAGTTCATACTCCGTAGCAATGGCGGGTTCAGCAATATCTAACTGGCAGGAGTTTAGATGAACATGGTTTTCAAAGATAAGAACGGTGCGATACACGAATTGCCGGAAGGGTTTGAATATCTGCTCCCCGTGGAGCTTGAGTGCAAACCAATTACCCAAGAAGAGGCCGACGCAATTCGCGCAAATGAAGCGCAGCCAAAGTTGACTTTGGCGGAGCGAAAGGTGTTGAAAAACACCGAGATAAACAACGCCCGTTTGGCAGCGAATAAAGGAACTTTCACCCACGCGGGTAAGGTGTTTGCTTGCGACGATCTAAGCCGCGGCGACATCGAAAGCACGAACGGCATTGTGATCCTTTTTGGCGCGTTGCCAGCGGGTTGGCCGGGCGGGTGGAAGGCGGTCGACAACACATATACCGCGATCGTAGACGTGGCGGCGTGGAAGGCGTTTTACGCAAGCATGTACGCTGCGGGCATTGCCAATTTTGTCAAAGCCCAAACCCTCAAAGCGCAACTCGCTGCGGCCACCACGGCCAAGCAGGTAAATGCAATCAATTGGTAAACGCAACATGAAAGTGGGATTTAAACGCGGCGCAAATTGGTACAGCTCGATCATCCGTGCGGTGTCGGTGAGCCAGTTCTCGCACGGCGGCGTTTGGATCGGCGATCGCTTCTACGAATCGGCCGCGCGCAAAGGCGACCACGACAAGTCCGGCGTGCGCGATTACCCGATGACGGCAGAGCTCGAAGCGGAGTATTGGTGGATCGACGTCGGCGGCGATGACGCGGCCGCATTAGCACGATATGAAAAGGTAAAGCACTTCGGGTACGACTATTTCAGTTTGCTGTCCTTCTTCCCGGTTTGGAATGTGCGAGACGCATCTCGCATGTATTGCTGGGAGTTCGTTCTTTACATGCTCGACCACAAAGTTAAATGGCGCGTGACCGCCGAGATCATCGTGACTTTCCTCTTGCGAAAGTACGCTCACCTTTTTAAAATTGAAGGAACGACAACCCGTGGATAAAGACNCAATCGTGCAGCACATCGCGCAAGGCTCGACGTGGTTTACAAAATGGTTCGGAGTGGGTGGCACCCTCTACGGGGTGTTCACTTTGAACGAGCTGTTCGGCCTGATCGGTTTGATCGTCGCGGTCGTCGGTACGGTGTACAACTCCCGCGTGAATAAATACTACAAAAAGCGCGAAGACTCCCGCGCCCAAGAACGCCACGAAGCGATAAAAGCTGGGTGGATGAAAGACCCCGACCTATGAACTACCGTCTGCCCGTCTACGCACTAACCCTCAGCGCCGCAGCGTGGGGGGCTATCGCCACGCACGAGAGCTACACCACGGTGGCGGTGATCCCTACGAAGAACGATCGCCCCACGGTTGGTTTTGGTTCCACCTTCCGGGAGGATGGAAGCCCCGTCGCCATGGGGGACTCCATCACCCCGGTGCAGGCAGTGCGTCGAAGCCTAGCGCACATTGCCAAAGCTGAAGCGGGGTTGAAAAAGTGCGTGACCGGGGAGCTCGCGCAACCCGAGTACGACGAGCTCTTGGACTTCAGCTATCAATTCGGCGAAGCCACGGCGTGCAAATCCAGCGTGGTGCGGCACATCAACGCGGGCGAGTATGTGAAAGCGTGCGAGGCCTACCTGCTCTACAAATACAGCGGGGGGTTCGACTGCTCCGCCCCCGGCAACAAGGTGTGCTCCGGCGTTTGGAAGCGCCAATTGCAGCGCCGGGACAGGTGCATGGCCGTGCAGGAAAGCATACTACCCCTGCCCTCTGCCCCGACAATCCCGGTCGTCCCGGTCGTCCCGGTCGTCCCGGTGCCCCCGGCAGAACCTCCAAGCAAACCTTGGTGGAGGTTTTGGGCGTGAGCTTCTCCGAAGGCTTGTTTTGGTTTGGTTTAGGTTGTTCGGNCGCGAGCGTAGCGTACTGGCTCGGGTGCATCGTCTATGCGGTGTTTTCCCGCGCGGGGTACTAGCTCGCTATAATGTTTAATTTTGACTGGAGATCGCCATGCTAATCGCGTTTTTTAAAAACTTAGGGTACGTCGCCCTGCTACTGATCGTGCTTGGGGGGATTTTCCTCGCGGGCAAAAAAGGGGTGTTCGACAAGGCCAAAGGTTCCTACAAAGGTGAAGAGCTCAAGTTCGACCGAAGCAAGTGGGTGAAGTACGCCCCCGCCGGGCTTATCGGGTTGTTCCTTATCGTCATTGCTATCGCGTTATCCGCGTGCAGTTCAGACGAACCCGCGGCCGTTGTGCAACCCTCTTGCCCCGTCGTGATCGAAGCATCTCTTGGAGCCTCTCCATACGAAGACCGGGTCAAGGCCTTGGCCATCGAGGCTGAGTCCAAAGGCATACAGATCACCGGGGACTACGCCACCGACGTACGCAATCAAGGCGGCGAGATGACCCTCTTGGGGTATAACACCACGCTAACGTTTGACTCGAGCTGCCGCATCGTTCTCGCAAACTCCCATGGGAATTTGTTTGGGGTGGACTACCCGATTCGCGAAGGCGGCTTCATCGAACCGGACGGCAAATTTAAAGACCTTTACATCAACGTCGAAGGGGCTTTGGTGACCATCACAGGGCAGCTCACCGGCGACAAAGTCGTGGGGAGCGAAGCGCACAAGTCGTGGTTATGGCACATCTTCGGCGTGTACGAAAACATTGTCGTTCGTAGGTGACCCTTGCTGTACGCTAAAATTCTCGCGATCATCGCCCTCGTCGGGGCGTCGCTGTTTGCCAAACACCAGTACGACAACAGCGTTTCCGCCGACCGGGTGGCCGCAGCGTTGGCGCAAGAGCGCAAGGTGGAAGGCCCCAAGCTGAAGGCCGCGCAAGACGAGCTGGCCAAGATCAAGGCAGACTCCGAAAAACTAGCTGCGAAGCGCAAAGCTGAACTGGCCGCCAAAACCAAGGACTACCAAAATGCAATTGCACAAACTAAAAAACTCGAAACTGACTTGGCTACTGCTCGCGGCCGCGATGTTGATTTTGAGCGCCTGCTCAACACCATCGCAGATAACAATCGCGCCGCCGGAACAGGTGTTAGTCCAAGATACGACGCCCTTGCGGCAGCGCATACCCAGTGTGAAAGAGACCTCCGCGAAGCGGACGAAGAGGGCGCAGCAACGCTTGTCGACCTTAGCCGAGCCCTTGACACAATCGACGCCCTGAAGAACTAGCCTGCTTGCGCGGGTATCTCGAGCACCGGGGTCATTCCGGCCGAGCGGATAACCTCACCGCGCCACGCGTCGTGCACCACGTCGAGATCGGAGCGCACCCGGATATTGTCAACCCACAAATCGTGTGCGAGTTTGGCTAAAGTTTCGTGATCCCACGTTTGAAAATCCATTGCGCTGGGTGCGGGGGCTTGCATCATTTTAAGTTCCTTTAACGGTGGCCGCCATAAGCGCCGATTGACTTTGTCGTTTGAGATCGCGGCGCGCAATGACTTGCTCGTCCATGGTGCCCTCTGCGACGATAAGATAAATATAAACCAGACGATTGTACCCCGACTGCATTTGCCGTACAGGGCCTATGCGCTCGATAATTTGCATGTACTGCTCGAGGTCCCACCAATGGCTGAAGATCGCAATATGGTGCCCTCCGTCTTGCAGGTTAAGCCCGTGCCCGGCACTGGCCGGGTGGGCAAGCAGCATGGGTATGCGCCCGGCGTTCCAGTCCCGTATGGTCTTCGGATCGTCGTCGAGGTGACGCGCAGAGGGAAACGCTTTTAGCAACCTCTCGAGATCGCTTTGGAAGTGGTACGCCACGAGCAGCGGCGCCCCGGCCAGCTCACTGACCAACGACTCCAGCGCCTCGATCTTGGCGTCGTGCACCACGATCGTCTCGCGCGCACGGGGGTCTTCGTCGTTCTCCACCTCGGGGTTTGCGTACACGGCACCGCTGGCCAGCTGGAGGCACTTTAACGTGCGATCCGCAGCTCCAAACGCTTCGACGTCCTTATCCCCTATCTGAAGGAACATCTCGCGCTCCATGCGCTGATAAAGCGCACGGGCTTTCGGGGGCAGCTTCACTGGGATCGTGATGACGACAGGCTCCTCCAGATCGAAGTAGTCTTCGGCGCGCAGGCTCATGCAGATGTCGGCCACGGCGGCCTCAATCTGCTCTTGCGTGAAGGGCAGCGGCTCGAGGGAGAACCCGTTGTACCCGGTCTTGAAATATCGGTCTTTAAACGCCGAATGGGTGCGGCCTAAGCGCTTCCCCGCGTCGAGGAACCAGAGCTGCCCCCACAAGTCCTGCAACCCGTTCGGACTAGGCGTCCCGGTCAGCTCGTAAAAGTTGGTAACGTGGTGCGCCACCGACCCCAACGCGCGAGACCTTTCACCCCCGGCGCCTTGGTAGTACGTCCGGCCGGTCTTCGGGTGAACCCGGAACCCCCCGCGGAACCCTTTTAAACGGGTGCTTTCGTCCGCAACGCAGCGCGCGAAGGGCCAAGGCTTACCCTTGAACTGATCGACGAGCCACGGCACGTTCTCGTAGTTCGTGGTGAACACGTTGGCGTTGGTGTTGCGCAGTGCTTTGATCCGTTCCTCCGGGGTGCCCAGCACGACGCTCGCCTCGAGACCGCGCAAGTGCTCCCACTTCTCGATCTCGTCCGGCCAAGTGTTGCGCGCGACGCGTTTGGGTGCCAGCACCAAGGTGGGCTTCGTCTCTTCCCCGGACAGGTAGGCCGTGGCCAAGGTGGTCAACGTTGTGAGGGTCTTCCCGAGACCCATCCCCGCCCACAGGGCGTTGCGCTTGTGGCGTTGCTGATGTTCGATCGCGGGACCTTGGTACTCGCGCGCTTCCCAAATTCGACGGGTCACGCCTCACCCTCTTTTGATGTGGCGGCACCCGTGGGCGCCGAAGGCTTTTTTGATTGAAACCGAAACTGACTTTGCCACAATGTTCTCCTATAAACATTAAATAAAACTAACCAAATAGTCGATCGACGCCCTCGCGTGAATCAACCACAAACACCTCTTGCCCGAGCTTGCGCATACGCGCGTGCTCACGAAGCTGACCGGGGCGGGCTTTCTTTCCCGGAGCTTTCAACTCAACCCAAATTAAAGCGGGGCCGGTTTGATAAGATGCGTTATCTTCAGTGGCCCGCTCTATTCGAGGGGGCAACATCACCACGCGATCCGGAGCGTGGGGGCGACCGATCCACGCCACCTTGCGCACCTCTCCACCCCGCTCTTTGACGCGACGAACGAGGTGGTTCTCAATGTCGGCTTCGCGGTCTTCACGTTTCATGTGATTCTCCCTGCTCTTATTTTGATAGCACGCCGGGCAACCAACGCACCACCTGCGTGAAGGTTACAGACACAACGAACGCCACCACAAAACCCAGCGCCACACAACCGAGGAACACGGCCCGTGCTCGTCGGGGAGACCATCCAGCTGCGTGGCGGGGAGCATACCCCCGGCGGGGTTGGCTTTGCTGCATGTGCAGGTTCGCGGTGTGCTCTGATCGCTCGCGGGTTGTCATATCGTCCCCCGGTGGAGGGCGAAGGCCACGACGATCACCGCGATCACGTACACAACGGCCAACAGCTTGGCGACCAACGGTATGCGGCGTTTGCGGGGCTCGTCGATCTTGTTGCTGGTGTAGGGGCCGAAGGCCTCTTGCAGCGTGCGGGGATAGCGACGGGTGTTGTCATCAAGCATGGGCCACCTCGCCTTTTGGGTGGCACGCACCGGCCAAAATGAAGCGGTTTGCGGTGCGGCCGTAGTGGCCTTGGAGGTTCCAAATCCAACCTTCGTCGATGCCGCTTTGAATGAACGCGATCTCTTGCTCTTCGCTTAATTCGCCGGACTCGTAGGCAATAAGGGTGTCGATGTTGACCATGATTGTTTCCTTGTAAAGTTGTTGAGGCCTCAATCTTACAACGGTTTACTTGTGAAAATTAGAGTTTGCTCTCTAATCTTTCAGTTGGTGGTTAAATCATCAAAATCGTCGGCGTGGTTGCAGACGTGCGGCTTGCCGTTTTGGAAGAGCTGCACCTTGGCCACGCCATCCTTGCCGATCACCTCTTGCCAGTACACTGGCGCCCCGCACGTTCGGCAAGTGGTGTCCTGTTTGGCCAAACGCAAACGTGTGGGGCTTCGCCCATATATGTGGCGGTGTTCATGCTCGTCGAAGTAGCCCACGGCTTAGTCCTCCCCGTTTACCACGTCGTCTATCCCCGACGCCGCGAGAAGTTTGTATACGCTGTCCAACCCCCGAGTTTCAATGGCCTCGAGCACCTCGGACTTCGACATATATCCCCCGGACAGGTAAACCTCCAGCACCGCAGCACCTAACGACGCGAGAAGTGTTTTTGCTTGCTCGCTTTGCTTTTTTGAAATATTTTGCTTGCTCGCTTTGCTTTTTTGAAATAGGCATGTCAATCCTTTTTGTATCTGTAAGCCTCAAAGCCCTCCGCCGCGAGCGGCATGTCAAGAGCCCAAGGTGGGTTGGTGGCCAAAATACTGGCCAAATTTTCACCGCTAAACTCTGGTGAGTCGGGTGTCTCGGTGATCAATTCATCGTGCACGGTCAAGAGGTTTTCGTACCCGGCCGCCTCCACCGCGGGCATGTTGTGCGCCATCACGTCGCGCGCAATTGCTTGGCAGATATTCTCGAATAGCTTGCCCCCGTAGGTGTACAGCTTCGTCCACTTGCGGGTGTATTGGTTTATCCCGAAGTAGCTGATCTGGCCTCCGCGCCCCGGCACGCGGCCAGTGCCGTCGCAGTCTTTGCAGATCAGCGCGAGCCCGTCAACCATCACGGCACCTTCGCCATGGCAGTGCGGGCACTCCTCGCCACCTTCGCTCACTGCGGGTGACGGGTAGCACAACGCACGGCCTGAAGGCAATTGAATGCGCAGCCAACCCCCGTCCCGGCGCAGCTTGAGCACGCCGCACTGAAAAGTGCGATTGGGGGTGCGGATCGCCATTTGCACGGTGTCGCGCAGCTGGTGCCAAAACCCACGAATGTGCATGTGCGAGCTGCGCCATCCCAGTACGAACGACTCGCACACGAGCCACGTTTTATCTGTCATGCCGAAGTCTTTGGGTGGGTTGCGGCCGCGATCCCGGTGCCACTTCAGCATGATCGACGCTTGACCCCAAATCGCTGCGGGAATGGCCTTCTCTGCGTCGTTCGCCATTTGCTCGAGGTCGAGGTTATATCCGGCCGCGAAGGTCACAAACGCCCCCACGCCACCCTCATACCCCAGCGCCAGCTCTTGCACCTTGCCCACTTGGCGTTGGTCTTTGGTCACGTCTTCGGGCTTCACGCCGAAGCTGCCGGCGTACGCCAGCTTGTACAGGTCAGGGCCTATCCCTGCGTCGTAGTCCCTGAACGCGCGCAGCTTCCACTTCTCCCCGGCGAGCCACGCCTGTACGCGACCCTCGATGTTGGCCAAGTCAGCAACGCATAATTTTCTGCCCTCGGGGGCAACGATGCACCCGCGCAGCGCAGAGCTCGCGAGTCGCATGACGTCCGGCGCCACGAGTGCCGCACACCCAACCTTCAGCGCCTCGATGCCCCACATGATCGCTTCTTGCGAGAGGGTGGGGCGTGGTAAATTTTGGGGTTGCCATTGGCGCCCCGCCCAGCGCCCGGTACGGAACGCGCCGCAGAATTGCAGCAGCCCGCGCAAACGGCCGTCACTGCTTACGCTGCGGATCAACGTCGCGTACTTCGACGTGCTGGTGGTGCTGGCCTGCAAGCGAATGCGTATCAGTTCTTTCAAAGCCTCCGGCAAATCGGGATCGTTCACCCGGGCCTCTAGCGTGGCCATTTGCATGTCGGGCAGGGCTACCCCTCGCTCGTTCAATAAAGCGCGTAAAAGCTGCGTTTGCGTGGCACTGGCCACGGCTCCGTCGGTCAGCTCTGCCGTGCGATCGGCCAACTCGAGCTGCGTCGCCTTCACGGCCTCAATCGCGGCCGCGGCCAAGTCCAAGTCGACCATGACGCCCCGGTCGTTGATCTTCTGATCGAGCACCCAAAGCGCGCGCTCGCGCTCGGTGTTGTTCCACTTGGGCATTTTGTGGGCGCACGCACGCATGGCGTCGATGTCGAGGCGTGCGTACTCTTTGAACTTCTCCCAGTCTTGCGGGTGAGTGTGCCGCGTTGCTCGCCCAACCCACGCCTCTTCGGCCGCCGCGCGTGCGGCTTTGTACTCTTTGGCCGTGGGGTAATCTGCCCGGGTGAAGCTGCACGAAAATGCGCGGGGTTTGCAGAATAAATTTATGAGCCTGCGGCCGTCTGAATCTTTCGCGCTCTCGTCGTCGATCTTCAGAACTTGGCCAAGAAGCCCCAACGCTGGGGGCAGGCTATGCGCCAGTGCTTGCACCATGGTGTCGTCCCACTGCTCGCATGGAATGTCGAGGCCCCACGCATGGCGCAGGGCGTTGCGATCGAATGCAGAATTGTGCGCCACCTTGCGCACGTTTTTGTCCCGCAGCATGGACATCACGGTGTTCTCGTGCTTGTACCAATCCGGGTCGTCCGGATCAGTTAAATCCCAAACACGACTTGGGCCGTCCCCCACGGCGTACGAGAAAAGCAGAATCTCCGCCTTCTCTAAATATCGGTGAGCTCCGTTCGCGATGGGGGTGTCGCTGTACGTCTCGGTATCGAGCCAAAGAGTTTCCATTTCATGTTCCGGTTTAAATTAAAAAAAAAAATAGTCTCGTTTCCCAACATTCACGCCATTCAAATTACCTCTAAAGGGTTGAGGGGGACCCCAACCCGCAGCGCGTGTACATCTCCCACCCCCGGCATGGTCATTCGCGAAAGGGAACCGGCGGGTGGCGTATGGAGGGACTGTTTACCTTGTAGTGAGACCAATCAAAGTTTGGATTGCTGCGGGCACCCTTTACGTTTTAAGTCAACGATTCCGCGTCGATGTTTTCCCCGGCGAGATCGTCGAAGTCTTCCACGCTGCCGATACCGCCAGCAGAGAACGCATCACCGTCGCCCGCAAACTGCACCGCCAACACTTGCGCGTTGACGCGTTTGCCGAAGCTGTTGTCTTGCGTCCAAAGCTCGATGGTTGCGTTGACGTAGCAGCCCGCGTACACGCGGCCGTCCGCTTCGGAGAGCGGGGAGCGATCGCGGTCGATGACCAATGGGCGCGTCGCGCTGGAGCACGAAACGAACATCATGCCTTCGTAGCCTTGGAACTGCGCTTTGGTGTTACCGTCGTGCAGTGCCACGCGATCTTGTGCGCGTAATCCGGTGAGCGTTACCTTGGCCTTCGCGCCCCACTTCGCGCCGCCCACTTCGTCGATGCCTGCGTTGATCTCTTTGATCGTGGCCGCGTGCTTCGGGTCGTTTGGGTCTAGCAAGAAGGACGCGCTGAACTTGGCCGCGCCACCGTCCGCGCCCGCTTTAGGCGTGAACAAAGCAGGGAAAGAGAGACGAACATTGTTTAATTTGATTTTCATGGTTTGCTTTCTGATTTAAAGTTAAAAGTTAAAAGTTCTAAGATCACACCTCTGCGGCTACCTGAAGTAAGTTGGGTATCGCGCTTTGGCAAATTCGCTGGCCTTTTGGATAGCACGAACCCGGGCCAGCGGGTCACCGTCCGTGCTAACTTGCGACGCCCTCACCAAAGCCATTCTCGGCTCGAAAGGTAAGTGGTCACAAGGTTTGGGTGGGAACGGCGCGCCGCTGGGGAGCTCCGTTTCCTTTAGTCTTCGCGCCAACGCGTATTCGACTTTTTTGTCTTCATTCATACTAAATCCTCCGCCCCCGGGGGCAGTGCTTCAAAATCATTCGCCGAGCGCAGCACCAAAGCCGGGCGCGGATCGCTTTCCGGAGCCACCGAAGGTGCGCCATCCGGTTGCACGATCATACCCTGAAGTTCAGGCCATTGACGTTTGCCGATGACACCTTTTTTAGCGAGCTTCTCGGCGGACGTTGGGCTAATGACTTTGAAATCATACATGTCTTCGATCTTCAAACGCATACGTTTGAGGGTCTTCTCGGCGTCTTCCTTCGATGCCCACGCGCGATGACCTTTGCGCCCCCCGACGATCTTCCATCCGGGCACCTCTTCACCGCGCAACAAGCGAGCCTCGACCTCTGCGCGGACTGCTTTGCAGAAGCCCTCGATCTGGTCAGTGAGACCCATCAACATGCCAAGGGTGTGGGGCTTGCGATCAATGGTTATGGCCGCGGCGACTGCGCCGTCCACGCCTCCCTTGCTGATGTCTTCAAAGTCCGCACCAAGAGAGGCTTCCACTTGCGCGCGCACTGCGGGGCACATAGAGCGCGCCTTGCAGAACCGGCACTGGTCGTCGCCCGGGGTGTAGTCTTCAATGCCGACAATGCCAGTGGTGTAGATGTCCAGCGCCTTCTCCGCCGCGTGCTTGGCTTCGGCCACAAAGGCCATCAGCTCTTCGATCGGGAGCAGGTATTGTGAGTGGTGATCCAAGCGTGGTTGATGAATGTGCAGCTCGACGTAGTCAACGTCGCCCAGCAGCTCCACCAAAGCCAAGGCGCCCAGCGCATAGCACGCCAGTTGCTTGTTCGGACGGAACACCCCCGGAGCAATCTCCGTGGCCGCGTGCTCGCGCACACCTCGGCCATACTTCAAGTCGTGAACGGACAGCACGCCGCCCAGCTCCCCACGTTGGCCAAACACCACGGCGTCGCTGGTGCCTTCTTGGTCGGGCACGCCGATGAACTCACCGAACGATACCCGCTGTTCAACGAACATGGTCGCCCCGGCACTTTCAAATGCAACGGCGCGCACTTCATTGATGTAGGTTTGCACGCTCTCGGCCATCTCGTCGTCGACCTCGAAGTTGCGCTCGCCCGCCGGGATCACTTTGCCAAGCCAGCTCGAGGCGTCCGCCCCGGTTTGCAGGCAATGCGCCGCAAGGGTGTGCGCCGCGGTGCCCTCGTCGGCGTACTTGCTCGAGGTGTCGGGAAGGCCTTTTTCAGCGAGCAAGCTCGCCGCGCAGACCATCCACTTTTTAGCCCCCGAAGGGGCAAAGAGTGCGTGACCTTCACTCATAGCGGCGCCACACGTTTAGCGTCTTCGTGGCCGCGCAAGGCTTCTTGGTGCGCGCGGCGTTTGGTGAACAACGCTGTTTCCGCCTCGTGCAACTCCTGCGCGGCTTTCTCGAGCGCAACACGAGCGAGCTCGCGTTTATTCAACGCTTCGTCGAGAGGCTTTGCTTGGTCGGTTTTTGCGTCAAAGGCCAAACCGCGACGCGCCAATTCAGCTTGGGTGACGCGGCTCCCGAGCTCACACACCTCGAGGGTGATGTTGCCTTTCTCGCCCGCGTCGCCGCGAGCCTTCAGCACTGCGGCGGCCTTCGCGGCCAGCTCACCCCGGCGCGCGAACTCGATCACCCCCGCGTCGGTGTCGCGGCGCAGCTGCACCTCGAGACCTTTTTCGATCGCGGCGAGGGCTTCTTTGCGCTCGTCCTGATCCAGCGCATCACCGAGGGTGAGCAGCAACACCGACGCGGCTTGCGCGGCCTGCACGAGCGCGTCGTTCGCTTTGTCGTTGATCTTGTTGCCCAGCTGTTCAGCGGTGCCTTGGTCGTCCGCCCAATCAAAGGTTACGCCGTCGCGCACTTCGCCCTCCTCGTAAGGGGCGCAGGACACCACGACGATCTTAACGGAGTTGGCCAACGCTTCTTCGTTCGTCTCCCCTTCACCGCGCTCCGCTTCGGTGCCTACGTCCAGCGGGAAAGGCAGGGTGGTGCCGAACTTCTTGCCGCTCACGACTTCTTTCCACAAGATATTGAACATCTCTTTTTTCATTTTGATTTTCCTTGGTTACTTGGTTGAGGGTTTATTTTGCGCTCGCTGCGGCGAACGCTGCAAGCACGGCCGGGTATTGCTCTGGCTTGAGCTCTGGACCTTTCTTCGCCCCGAAGGACTCCAAAATCTTCAAAGCCTCTAGGCCGCCCATGCCGGTAGGTGCGCAGGCCGCGGTGATCGCCTTGGCCACGTCGGCGTAGGTGACTTCCACCACTGCGCCAGCTTCGACCGTGGGGTCGGGGTTTGTGGCCACGACGTCCGGTTTGGCCGGGACTTCTGGCTTGGCGGCAGCTGCGGGTTTAGACGTCGCGGGTTTGGCCGGCGCCGTAGCAGCAGGTTTGGTCGCTGCGGCCGTGGCCCCTGCGTCCGCGTTGTTCGCGCGGGTAAACGCTAACCACGCTTCAGTGGCTTTCAAAAGCGCAGCAGTGTTGGCCGCGTGCGCGTCGGTGTTGTCTTGGATCAATTTTTCGAGTGACATATTTTCTTTCAAAGGTTAAGGTTAAGGGAAAGGGAAAGTTATCCGGCGAAAGTAGCCCGCGCCCAGCGCGCCACGGCCACCCAACACTCTTGGCGGTCATCGCCCAGCTCGTCGAATGTTGGAAGAGGTTTGCCGTCGAACGTCACGCCGCCAGCTTGGAGGGCGTAGACGTCGTACATTGTGTGGGCAATTTTTTTGTAGCGAGAAGTCAAGATCAGGCGCGCGTTCTCGCCCGCCTCGGTCGTCTCGTTGATGCCTGCGCCCGCCTCGGTCGTCTCGTTGATGCCTGCGTCCGGGTTGGTCACTGGGTTGCGAGCCAATACTGCGGCCGCGTGGTTGTCTTCCTGTACGCGCAAATCTACCTGCGCAGTGGGGAAGTGGAGTTCGTGACGAACGCCGGGTTCCGCTTTGTCGAGCAGCTTATTGATCGCGAAGGTTGCGGCCTTGGCGTCAGCGTGCTCCTCCACGCGGGTCAGGTTGAGCCCGTGGTACACCGCGAGGGCGTAACTTCCGCGAGCGTTTATGGCCGGGATGGTGGCCTTGATCGCGCGCTCGTTGGCGGCGTTTATTTGTGCTAAATCGTGCATGTCAATTTTCCTTAGTCTAGGTAGGTTGCAAAGTGGTTGGATAGGATCAGACGGTATGTTTCCAGCTCGTCCGGGCTCAAGGTGTAAAGGTTTTCATTCGCTCGCGTGAAGAGCCACTCACGCCAGCTAAATTTTGCTTGGTTCATATTTCAAATGTTCTCCTGTTGGTTGAAAAGTGTGGACGAAGTCCGAGTATACAAGCTGGTGCTTGTGCGGTTTAGAGGTTCCTCTCTAATTTGATCGTGGTGGCGCAAGCCGGCCATGAGCCCAAGGAAGATCAGCGCAAGGCAGACCCCAAGGCACCCTATCCAAAACGACTCCCCCTCCCCGGTCAGCACGGCATCGGCCGACACGAGCAGCAAGTACACGAGGGGGGCGTAATCGAGCACCACGCGGACGTAGAAAAGCAGTTCGGTCATCGCACGTCCTCCACAACCCGAACGCGCACGGCCTCGAAGTTCGGGGACTTGTGCAGCTCGCTTTCCGGGATGTTGCTGTCCGCGCAGCCGGACATCAAACGGGAAGTCCACAGCTGCGTCCACGACGCGCTCTCCCAGTGAGACAAAGTGGCGTGCAGGATCGTCCCGTTGCGGGTGTCTTTAATACCCCAAAGGTCGGGGTTCTTTTTGCCCCCCTTGCTTACCAACCCTCGCTCGTACTCTCGCCCTTCCTCGAACGAATTGGTGTGGCACGCTTGCCACCCCTCCCAGCGAAGTTGCTGCTTCTCCCCCGAGTATTTGCAGTTCATCGCGGTGAAAGGTCTTATGGGCTCTGCCACATACCCGAACCGGGACTTGTGCCACGCCTCGAATTTTTGTCTGAAGTTCATCTCACCTCCATCACGTCTATAACGACGTCGCCGATCGCGACCTCGTACTCTTTTTCGTGGTTGGTGTGCTCGAGAACGACAACGGTAGTCGGGTTGCAAGTTCAGGCTGGGCGCTGGGTTCCGCGCTACGCGCAAGACCCCGCCCCACCCATTCCTTGAGTGATGTCCATCGCGGTGCGCCTGCGCAGCTCGTCGGAGTTGCTGAGTATGTGATAAGTTTTCATCTTGTCGATCTTTATGGTTTTGGCAAACGTTTGAAATGAGTGGCGCAGCTGGGCAGCGTGCCCCCCTCGAAATAGAAGTCTAGCGCGCAGTGTGTGCGCTCATACGCCGAGCGGTATCGCCCCGCGCCCACGACAAGGCTGTTCTTCAAAATCAACTGCTCCCCCGTGCGGGGCGCCTCGACGATCGGTAGCCACGCCCCCGTGTAAGAGTCCAGCTGCGCGCGCCAAAGCGCCTTCGCGTCGGCCATTTGGCCTTGGTAGACGTCGCGCTCCAAGCGTGTGATGTTGACCTCGTGCCGCAGGCTGTCGATCTCCCCCTCGTTGGACTCGAGCTGGTCGGCCGCTTGGTTGAGAATGGCCGCGCTCTCGTCTTCGTCGATGTCCGCGTATTGCTTGGCGTCGCCGCGCAGGAACGCAGCGAGCTCTTTTGTGGTTTTTGGGTTCACGGTTTAGTTCCTTTCCTTCAACACGCCCCGCGCGCCAAGTGCGCGCTCCATGTGCTTCCAGTCCACAAACGGGCGGCCGGTCGCTGGGTACACCAACGGCGTGCCCGCGGCCGCGTCGTCGATGTAGAGATGCGCGTAGAGTTTGGAGCTCCGCGTCCATTGGCGTTGCGCCTCTAAGGCCGCGTCGTCCGTCTCGATCGCTACCCCTTGGGCGTGCAGCCAATCGAGCGCAGCCTGTTTGTGATCCCCGGCGCGCATTGTCCAAAGCACCAAACGGTGCCCTTCAGCCACAAGGCGTTTAAGCACACGGATCGCGCCGATGTCCTTTCCGATGTCGGGGTATTCGTGGGTGCAGCATGTGCCGTCAAAGTCGATGGCGATTATCATTTTATAAGGCTCCTGTTGGTTGGGGGTTATTGGTTGACCGGGACGATTGTTATTGCTTTCCGATGTTTTTGAGCGTGAACCTCTACGGCGAGCTTCTCGGCGAGATCACGACGACCGCACCATCCTTGCGCAACGTATCGGTCGTAGTACCCGGCCGCGAGGTTCTTTTTGATCGTCGCGTCGCCCCGGGCGAGAATCTCGCTGTAAAACTGTAGTCGGGTCAGCCCTGCGATGTGCTGGGTGTTCGCACGATCTTCTTCGCTGGAATAGACGTGGGTGGCGTCGTTCGCCTTGGCGACATGGTAAGCGTGGTTGTGCGTTGCGGTGTAGCGTGCGCGTTCTTCGTTTATCAATCGGTCGTCGTCGATGTTTGGTTTGGCCACAACCACGAACGCGTATGTGCGCTCTGTTTTGCGGGTGAATGTTTGCCCTTCGTGTGTCGCTGTTAAAACTCGTTTTGCCATGTTGTTTGCTCCTGTTAGCGCCCCGGGACATCCGGGACATGTTGGGATTGTACAAGCGTTTAGTTGTGTAAATTAGAGTTTGCTCTCTAATTTTGTTTCGCTAGGTTTTACAACTGTTTGGTGGTATGATCTTTCGCTTTACTACCGACATAAGGGAAACATGACAGACAAACCTGAAACTCAATCCGACATTTTGCGCGAGGCGGTCAAGTCCGCCGGGGGGCAAGATGAAGTGGCCGAGTCGCTCGGCGTATCGCAGCAAGCGATCAGCGCATGGGTGAACCGGGGCTACGTGCCTGTGCACCGCGCAAGACAATTCGCCGCCGTGGTTGGCCTCACACCTTCCGAGGTGGTGAGCGACACGCTGCGTGAAGTTTTCAAATCCGCGTAAAGGGAGCACATGGCCTCCTCTAACTCGTGGGCGTTTGACGCGTCCAAAATACCCCAAGAACTCAAAGACCAACCCCGCTGGGCGCCATGGCGTGCAGCTCTCAACGAACTGCGCGGCAAGTACGACAAAATCCCGGCGCACGCCGTGCCCCCGTACTACGGCATCAGCACGCAGTTCCCGGAGCGTTGGTACACTTTCGACGCCGCCCTCAAAGCCCTGCAAGCACAGCCCCGCGCGTTCGCCGGCCTCGGCTATGTGATGACTGGGGAAGAGAACTTCGTCGGCATCGACCTTGACGATTGCGTGCATAACAACACCATCGACTCGTGGGCGCAGACCGTCATCGACGAGCTGGCCAGTTATACCGAAATATCCCCCTCGGGCAAAGGCCTTCGCGTGTGGGTGCGCGGCAAGGTGGATCACGACTGGACAAATCACGAGGTGGGCATTGAGGTCTACGGGGGCAGTCATCCGCGCTTCCTGACCGTGACCGGGCAACGCCTGAAGACATCGCCGCTTGAAATTCGCGAAGTCGATGCTACAGTTTTAGGAGCACTCGAGACACAATACGCGGCGCCCCGCACCGCCAGTGTCGATTCCAAAACACCAGAGCCCGAACTTTTAGACCCCCTCGCCTTGCCCGATCTCGACACCTTGGCATTGCCCCCGAAGGTCGAGGCTTTCTTACTCAAGGGTGACGTGGGCAGCGATCGCTCCCGCACGCTCTTCACCGCTGCGGTGTCTCTGTACAACAACGGGCTCTCCGACGCGGAGGTGTTCAGCCTTCTCGTGGGCAACCAGTTTGCGCTTGACATCGCGCTCGATCACCGTCGCCAAGACTACACCCGAGCCCTGTCCTACCTATGGGTGGAGCACTGCCTGAAGGGCAAGGCGATCTCCCGGCCGGTGGCCAGCATCGAAGATTTTGAAGTGTTGGCCGCACCAACATCAACGCCCCCGGCAGCACGAGAATTGACTGGCGGAGCGGATGATTTTGAAGATGAATCAAATTCCGAAAATTTACCCTTAACCCGCGCAGATACCGTCCCGGCTGCTATAGAAACTGTAGCAAAAAACAAGCAGCGGTTCGCTGTCCAAGGTGCCGATTCCTTTGCGAGCGGCCCTTCCCCCGAGTGGATCGTCAAAGGTTTGTTGCCCAAGGCCGAGCTCGTGGTGTTGTTTGGTGAGTCCGGTAGTGGCAAGTCGTTCATGGCGTTGGACATTGCGGGGGCAATTGCCCGAGGCATTCCATGGCGCGATCTGCGCGTCAAGCAGGGCAAGGTGGCCTACATCGCGGCCGAGGGCGTGGGTGGCTTTCGTAACCGGGTCAACGCGTACGTGGAGGCCAACGGTTTGGACATCGCAGAGTTCGGCGCAAACTTCGGCGTGATCCCCGCAGCCCCAAACATGATGCTCAAAGACGATGCGCTCGACGTGTGCCGCGCGATCAACGCGTGGGGCAAGGTGGCCGTGGTGATCGTTGACACCTTCGCGCAAACCATGCCCGGCGCCAACGAGAATAGCGGTGAGGATGTGGGTAAAGCGTTGCAGCACTGCAAGGGCATCCACGCGGCCACGGGCGCCGTCGTGGTGTTGGTACACCATGCAGGCAAAGATGCAAGCCGGGGTGCTCGTGGTTGGTCGGGCTTGCGCGCAGCTGCGGACGCAGAGCTCGAGGTCACCCGCACCCCGAACGGGCGTATGCTCAAGGCCACCAAGCAGAAAGACGGGGAGGATGGCCAAGAGTGGGGCTTCGAGCTCAACGCGTACCCCATAGGGGTGGACGGGGACGGCGACGTGGTGCTCTCTTGCGTGGTAGGCTCTACGGCCGTGCCGTTGCCCGTTTCCAAGGCTCGAGACACCAATGCCGATACGTGGGACGCCCGCGTGCGCAACGTGCTCTTGGAGCTGGCCAAAGACCAAACCACGGGCATCGACAAGGCGACGGTTATCACGTTGGCCGTGGCGCGTGCTCCGTCCGGCGCGGCCGATCCTCGTCGGTCAGCCCGGCGCGCGTTGGCCAAGGTGCTAGAAGAGCAGGGCTTTGCGGTCGAAGATGACGAGACCATAACGATCAACAAGAAGGAGTTGAAAATTGAGTGAACCTAAAGAATTGAACATGACGCCAACCCGGTTGAAGGTGTTGGAGCTTCTGTACAGCCAATACCCCGGAGGGTGCTTGGCGCCTTTCGTGGCCAACGCATGTTGCGGCGGAGGTATTCTATCCCGGCAGAACGCAACGCGCATGGGCGCAGCCCTTTTGACCCCGCTTCGGCGCGCCGGGTTTGTGCATCTAACCGACTCCCAATCCGGGTGGAAACTGGCTTACCTAAGCTATAAGGGGCTCGCGGAGATCGAAAAACAACCTTGGTTTGTTGCAGGGAAAGATCATGCTTGATTCCGCAGCAAATTGCGATTCGCAAGAAAATTACGCATTCAGTGTCCGGACACTGTCCGGACAAGGCTCTTCACGGTGTCCGGACAGCGGACAGCGGACATCCATCCCTTTAGGGGATGTCCGTCCGTCCGCACCAAATTGCGCGTTCGTTGGTCGATTAAGAGTTAAAACCTCGAACCTGCAAAATTTTGCGCGTTCAGCAAATCTCGTTAAATTTTATGGAAAGGTGTGAATATGGGCGCTAATCGAGTTCCGCGTGAAGAGAGACCAAACGCGAAGATGACCGACCAAGATGTCGAGGAGCTATTGGCCTTGCGGCTCGAACTGGGGTGGGGGTACAAGCGACTCGCATCGAAGTTCGAGATCAGCCCGCGAACCGTGCGCAAGTACATTCGCGACGCAGGGGTGGAATACAGCGCCGTGGTGATCGCAAGACGCCGGGGTGAGCTCAAGGGTGCAGCCTGATGCGTTTAAGCCCAAAATTCACCCATTCAGCGGTTCCCAAGGGTACAACCTTGACCCACGCAGAGGCGGCCGCGGAGTTCGGGGTCAGCTCGCACCAGCTGGCCAGAGACCTGCAATTCGACCCGAACAGCCCCGCGCGGTTGCCTCAAAGCGCAGCGAAAAACCCGCCCCGGTACAACGCTGCGCAGATACGCAAGTGGTGGGGTGCGCGCAAAACGTAGGCGCCCCGCGAGCATTGGGGCATGGAAGTCATCAATGCAAACACCCTTCTAGGCCTACCCCCGCACCGAGAGGAAGATGCGGACTTCGCGGCGGACGGGTCATACGCACCCCCACAAACCGACGCACAGATCGCGTTGGCCGCGTCGCGTAAAGCGGCCCGGCAAATCTTCATCGCCACGCTCATGGAGGGCAACAACATCAGCGAAGCCGCACGCGAATCGGGCATCGCTCGATCGACAGCGTACGAGTGGTTGAAAGACCCGGTGTTCGCCGCCGAGGTAGACCAAGCCCGCGTGGTGACGGTGCAGAAGTTGGAGAAAGAGGCGCATCGCCGTGCGGTGCGTGGTAGCGACAAACTGCTCATGTTTTTGTTGCAGGCACACGATCCGAAGAAGTACAAACCCGCAGAGAAGCTCGAGCACAGCGGTGCGGTCGAGCTGGCCACAGCCATACTCGCAGCGCGCAAACGCGTGCCGGGCGCACAGGCAGGATGAACAAACTGCTCACCCGCTACGTGGCGTTCGCCATCCATGTGTACGTGGTGGCCTTGACGGCCTTGGCGATACAGAAGACGATCCGTGACAAACAGCACAAGTGATCCCGACGAACTACTCGCGCAGGACATGGCGAGGTTCTACAACGACCCCTTGGGGTTCGTCATGTACGCGTACCCGTGGGACACTGATCCCTCGATCCAGCTCGTAGAGCTCGAGGCGCCATGGAGTTTGATATACGACAGCAAGTATGGCCCCGACGCATGGGCTTGCGAACTGCTCGAAGAGATCGGGCGTGACGTAACCGCACGAGGCTTCGACGGCATCAATGCGGTGGCACCGATCCAGCACGCGATCAGCTCCGGCCACGGTATCGGCAAGACCGCATTTGCTGCGTGGATCACCGATTGGATCATGTCGACCCGGCCACACTCGAAGGGCGTCATCACAGCGAACACCGCAGAGCAGCTCTCAACGAAGACGTGGGCGGGTATCGCTACGTGGACAGCGAAGTGCATCACCGGCCATTGGTTCAAGATCACAACAGGCAAGGGCGCCATGCGTATGGCGCACAAGCAGCACCCCGACTCGTGGCGCGTTGACGCACAAACATCGCGCGAAGAGAACAGCGAATCGTTTGCGGGTTTGCACGCTGCGAACTCGACCCCATGGTATCTATTCGACGAGGCCAGCGCGGTGCCGAAGGTCATTTGGGATGTGGCCGAAGGTGGTAAGACCGACGGGGAGCCCATGCACTTTGCGTTCGGTAACCCGACGCGTACGACCGGGGGCTTTGCGGACTGCTTCGGCAAGCAACGACACCGCTGGAAGTGCAAACACATCGACAGCCGCAGCGTCAAGATCACCAACAAAGAGAAGATCGCAGAGTGGGTGCGAGATTACGGGGAAGACAGCGACTTCGTGAAGGTTCGCGTTCGTGGTGTGTTCCCTAACGCGTCGAGCGAACAGTTCGTCCCGCGGGGCAGTGTCGATGGTGCCATGGCGAGACCCGCAGGGGACAGCACGCACGTCGGCATGGTTGCAGCGGTGGGCGTGGACGTGGCGCGCTTCGGCGACGACAGTTCGTGCATCGCCACTCGCGTGGCTCGAGACGCGACGGTCATGCCGATCGCGAGGTTCATTGGGCTCGACACGATGGATTTCGCAAGCAAAGTGGTCGAGCACGTCACGCATCTCGCGACCATGGGGCTACGCTCCATCATCTTCGTCGACGGCGGTGGCGTTGGTGGCGGCGTCGTGGACAGACTGCGCCAGCTTGGGTACGACCCGGTCGATGTGAACTTCGGCAGCTCACCATCCGACGAGCGCAAGTACCTGAACCGACGCGCGGAGATGTGGGACAGAATGCGCGAATGGTTGCCGATCGGGTCATTGCTACCCGACGAACCGCTCGCGGTAGACCTCACCGGCGTGGAGTACGGCTACACCCCGAAGAACCAGATACAGCTCGAGAGCAAAAAAGAGATGAAGGCAAGGGGCCTCGCCTCACCCGATGCGGCAGACGCGCTCGCGTTGACATTCGCGCAAACGATCAACTTTAACCCGGGCGCAAACGCCCCACCCACGACGGGTGCGCGCAAAACGACCGTACGCGGGCACGATCCAATGCAACTCGTATACAACTAAACAGCGAAGGAGCACACCATGTGCGATGGATTTTCAGAGGCGTGGCTATTTGCCACGATGTTTGCGGGCACCGCGATACAGTCCGACGACTCAGCTCGCCGGCAACAACATGCGAACGAGCGCCGGGAAGAGATCGCGCGCGAAGAGATGCGCTTGCAGGACGAGCACAACCTTCGGATGGAAGAGCTCCAGCAAGAAGCGACACACCAGTCCGCAGAGATCGCGGAGTTTGAGTACCAGCAGCAACAACGCGAAAACAACAGGATCAACGCGAAGCACCCCGATGTGTCGGGCCTGTCCTCGGGCAACAAGCTAGAGGCCAAGGGCGGCCAATCCGGCACCTTGTTGACAGGGCCGAAGGGCGTCAATAAATCCGATCTAACCCTAGGCAAGAAAACTTTATTGGGCAAATAATGGACGACCCACGCACCCCACGACAGCAGTACGAAGCACGATGGGCCGCGCTGAAGAACGAGCGCAGCAGTTGGTGGCCTGTATGGCAGGACATCAGCAAATTCATCTTGCCCCGCGCCGGGCGATTCTTCACGCAAGATCGCAACCGGGGTGACGCACGACACAACAACATCTACGACAGCACCGGGGGCGAAGCTCTCAACATTCTCGCAGCAGGCATGATGTCAGGCATGACGAGCCCCGCGCGCCCATGGGTGAAGCTCTCGACGGGTGATCCAGACCTCGACAAGTTCCCCGCGGTGAAAGAGTGGCTCGCGCAGTGCACACGCATTTTGCTTGACACCTTCGCGTCGTCCAACATTTATCGCGCACTGCACACCGGGTACGAAGAGCTCGGCGCCTTTGGCACTGACTGCTCGATCCTTCTGCCCGATCCGAAGAACGTGATCCACGCATACCCACTGACCACAGGCGAGTACGCCCTTGGCCAAGACTTCCAAGGCAACATCAACACGCTGTACCGCGAGTTCGACAAGACCGTGGGTGAGTTGGTGCTGGAGTTCGGCCGCGACAATTGCAGCCAAACCGTGCGCAACTTATTCGACCGCGGCAACTTCGACACTTGGGTGACAGTGACGCACGCCATTGAGCCTCGCGCGCTGCGCGACACAAGTAAGCGTGATAAATTCAACATGCCGTACCAGTCTTGCTACTTCGAGACTGGTTCGAACAGCACCCAGCTTCTAAGCGAAGGGGGCTTTGAATACTTCCCCGGCTTGGCCTCGCGTTGGGCTTTGTCGGGCGGCGACATATACGGCACAGGCCCGGGCGTACGCGCGATCGGTGACGTTAAATCGTTGCAGCACGAACAAACCCGCAAGGCGCAAGGCATCGACTTCCAAACCATGCCACCACTGCAAGCCCCAGCGTCGCTCAAACACGCGGAGTCAGATCGCTTGCCGGGGGGCATCACGTACGTGGACGCCGTCGGATCGCAAAATGCGATTCGCTCGTTGTTCGAGGTGAACCTGAACCTGCAACATTTGCTTGAAGACATCCGGGATGTGCGCGAGCGCATTCGCACGGTGTTCAGCGCCGACTTGTTTTTGATGATGGCCAACACCAACAAAAACAACATGACCGCCACCGAAGTGGCAGAGCGCCACGAAGAGAAAATGCTGATGCTCGGCCCCGTGGTCGAGCGCGTGCAAACCGAGAAACTCGAGCCTTTGGTCGAAAATACTTTCATCGCTTTGGCCAATCAAGGCAAGCTGCCACCTCCCCCGCAAGAGATGCAGGGGCGAGAGCTGAAGGTGGTGTTTATCTCCATCCTTGCGCAAGCACAGCGCGCCGTGGCCACGAACAGCGTCGACAAGTTCGTCGCGAACCTTGGCAGCATCGCCGCAGTCAAGCCCGACTTGCTCGATCGACTCGACCACGACAAGTGGGCGGACGTTTACTCCGACATGCTGGGTGTCGACCCGACAATCGTGGTGCCTCTTGAGAAGGCCGCGATCATTCGCGAGAACCGCGCGAAGGCAATCCAACAGCAACAGCAAGCCGCGCAGCTCGAGCAGCTGGCCGGTGCCGCGCAGAAGGCCGGCAGCGTACAGACACAAAGCGGATCGAGCAACGTTGTCGCTGATCTGATGCGCCAATACCAAGGCTACAACTAAGCAGGGTGCGCGCAAACGATATAAACCTAAATACTCTCACACCTGTATGTCACAACACGATCCACTAAACCCAAGTAAGCACGCGCAGGAAACTGCGGAGGAAGCTGCGCGCCGTGCGAACGACGCGAAGACCGAACAAGCGGACTTGACGTGGTTGATGTCCGACCCAAGGGGCCGCCGAATTTGCGCGCGAGCATTGAGAGACGCCGGTGTATACCGCACATCTTTCAACACCAACGCGTTGACCATGGCCTTTTTGGAAGGCTCTCGCCAACAGGGGCTTGTGTTGTTAGCAAAACTGACCGAAATTTGCCCCGCGCAATACGACCAACTTTTAAAGGAATATCGTGAACGTCAATGAACCAAATCAGGGAAATAGCCAAAACCAAAATACAGCTACCCCATCCGGCGACGCAGCAGCAGCAGCAGGAGGAGCAGCGGCTCCAGCAGCTACCGCCGCACCTAATGCGGTGGCAGCTTCAGCGGCGGCTTCAGCGGCAGCTCCAACAGGGGCAGCAGCCGTAGCGGCAGCGGCAGCGGCAGCGGCTAACCCCGCAGCAGCAGCAGCAGCAGCAGCAGCGCCGGTAGTGCCCGAGAAATACGAGTTTACGCCACCTGAAGGGGTGACGTTTAACACTGAAGTCTTGGGCAAATTCGAGGGACTTGCAAAGGAACTTAAACTCCCGCAAACCCAAGCACAACAAGTCGTCAACCTTGGCGCCGAATTGATGCAGCGCGCAGCCGCAGAAAGCAAAGCAACCCTTGAGGCCACAACGGCGCAGTGGGAAGCCGCAGCAAAAAGCGACAGCGAGTATGGGGGCGCAAAGCTAGAGGCGAGTTTGGCTACTGGGAAAGCAGCCATGACCGCGTTTGGCACACCGGAGTTTATGCAGTTTTTGGAAGACTCTCGTTTGGGAAGCAACCCGGAAATGGTGCGCTTCATGTACCGAGTAGGTATGGCAATGAGCACGGACAAGTTTGTCGCAGGATCACCGGGCGCAGGTAATGCCCCGAAGACCATAGCGCAAAGCATGTACCCGAGCATGAACCCTTAATCAACGAAAGAAAAGGTAGACCAAAATGGCAACTTTATCCACCGGCCAGTTAACCCTAGCCGACATCTCCAAACGTACTTCACCCGATGGTAAGGTCGATCCAGTAGCAGAGTTGCTCTCACAGAGCAATGAGATTTTGGAAGACGTTGTTGTCGTTGAAGCCAACCAAACCACAAGCCACGTTGTTGGTGTGCGAACAGGCTTGCCTGACGTGTACTGGCGCCAATACAACGCCGGTGTGCCAACCAGCAAATCCACCACTGCGCAGATCACTGAACCGATCGCCATGTTGGAAGGCCGCAGCCACATCGACGCGAAGATGTTGACCTTGAACGGCAACAGCGCAGCGTATCGTTTAAGCGAAGAACAGCCGTTCATCGAAGCCATGGGTCAAGAAGCCGTGAGCAAGATGTTCAACGGTAACGTGGGCGCAGACATCAAAACCTTCTCAGGTTTGGCCACCCGCTTCAGCTCAACTTCCGCGGGCAATGGCGGTAACGTCATCTTGGGTGGCGGTGCTGGCGCAGATAACTGCTCGATCTACTTGGTGGGTTGGAGCCCTCAAACCGTTTTCACGACTTACCCTAAAGGCTCTAAAGCCGGTTTGGCACATCGCGATCTCGGTGAAGAGTCCGTTCCAGACGCGTCAGGCAACTACTACCAAGCGGCACGCTCGTTGTTCCAATGGGACTTGGGCTTGGTGGTCAAAGATTGGCGCTACGTTGCTCGTATAGCGAACATCGACGTATCAGATTGGGTGAACGTTACAGGCTCTCAAGCCTCTGCGTCCGCGACCAACGCGATCAAGTTGATGATGCGCGCACTGGCACGCATTCCAAACCCATCAGCTGCGCGTTTGGCCTTCTATTGCAACCGCTCGGTGCAAGAAGGTTTGATGATCCAAGCTCTCGAGAAATCAAGCTCGGCCTTGGGCATCATCCCTGCGCTCAACCAGTTCGGTCAAACGATCAATCAGCTCACCTTCCAAGGTGTGCCGATCCGTCGTGTGGATCAACTCGGTATCGCCGAGACTTTGGTGGCTTAATCTCCGCCAACTCATTAACGAAACACAGGAGAAAAAACCATGTTGACCGACGCACTATTGCAGTTAAGCTCTGCACAGGCAGTCACCGCCACTGCGGTGTCTACCAACACCATCGACCTTGGCAAGAACCGAGACATCGGTTCCGGTTCAGACTTGTATCTGACCGTTGGCGTGAACACAACCGCGACCGCCGCTGGCGCCGCGACAGTGACCATCCAAGTCGTCACATCGGCCGCAGCCGATTTAAGCAGCCCAACAGTATTGGTGCAAACCGATGCTCTTGCGAAAACCGAATTGACCGCGGGCCGCCGCCCCATCCATTTGTGCATCCCTAACAGCGCGATCTTGGCACAGCCAATTGGTCAACGCTACATGGGTGTACGCTACGTGGTGGCTACTGGCCCGTTGACCGCTGGCGCGTTTACCGCTGCGATCACGGACACCGAAGTCGACGCAGACAAAAACTACCCAAGCGGCTTCTCCGTCTACTAAAGACGACGGCCTCTTTTAACTTCAGAAAGAAAATATCATGGCAAAGTACAAAACAGACCGCGATTTATGGCTTTCACACGAGTGCCGCTCTGTCAAAGCGGGCGAAGTGTTTGAAACCGAGTTTCCAAACGGACCGAAAGGTAAACCAATGGAACTCGGCGAGCACATCACGCTAGTGGACGACGCACCAAAAGCCGCGAAGGGCGGAGCTAAAGGCGCAGCAGCAGCAGCAGCAGCNGCACCAGCGGCACCAGCGGCACCAGCAGGTTCAGCCGAGGGCACCGACGCAGCATCGTTGGTTTAACCCGGCGGGGAACACTTGAGGGCTAAAGGGCTGATGGGCAACCACAGCCCTTTTATTTTAGGAGAAACACTTTGGCCTCTACCGTTGAAATTTGCAACAGCGCACTAAGCCACCTCGGTGACAGTGCCGCCGTGACGAGCATCTCGCCCCCGGACGGGACTGCACAAGCACGGCACTGCGCGCAGTGGTTCCCGATCGCGCGCCAGCGCATGTTGACGTACCACCACTGGAGTTTTGCAACCCGGCGCATCGCGTTGGCAGAGCTCACAAACCCCGACGACGCGTGGGAGCACACCTACGCAGCACCAGTAAACGCGCTCGACGTTTGGTGGGTAGGCGCTGAAGGCTNGAGCGCAGACAGCTCCCCCTTCGAGCAAGAGATTCTCGCGTCGGGGGCGAAGGTGATTCGCACCAACGTGGAAAACGCATTTGCGAAATACACCCATGACGTCACCGACACCACTAAATTCTCCCCGGGAGCAACCGACGCGCTTGAGTGGTTGTTGGCCTCGCTGATTGCCGGGCCGATCATCAAAGGCGACGCCGGCCGCAAATCAGCACAGGCGTGCTCGCAGATGTACGGGAGCGTACGCGCGACAGCGGCCGCGGCAGACGCGCAAGCACAGCAAAAACCGCTTGAACACACCCCGGTGTGGCTAGGGGGGCGGTAATGGCTTTGCGACGCCTACAGATGGCTTTCTCCGGGGGTGAGGTAACTCCGGAGTTTTGGGGCCAAATCGACGATAGTAAATTCCAAACCGGGTTGGCGCGTTGCGAGAACGCGCTCGTGCTGCCCCACGGGCCGATCGCGAACCGCGAAGGCTTCGCCATGGTGCGCGAGGTCAAGTTCCCAACCCGCAGAACCCGAATAATCGAGTTCACCTACTCGACCGATCAGACCATGGTGATCGAGCTTGGCCACCTGTACGCACGATTCCACACCGACGAGGCCACGCTGATGGACGGCCCTGATCCGTACGAGATCGTCACGCCGTACGACGAAGCCGATCTCTTCGACATCGCATACGTGCAATCGGCCGACGTTATAACGCTCGCGCACCAGAACTACCCGGTGTCGGAATTGCGACGCCTTGGGGCGTTGTCGTGGGTGTTGAGTGAAGTCATTTTCGCTTCGACTCTTAGCGCGCCGACCGGGGTGTCGGCAACCCCTGTAGGCTCGGGCACAACGACGGACACCTACGTGGTGACCGCGTTGAAGGTAACCGGGCTCGAGGAGTCCGCAACCTCGGCAGAGGTTACCGCGACAAACGATCTGCTCACCACAGGGAACTACAACCACATTGCGTGGAGCGCAGTGACCGATGCGTTCCGCTACAACATTTTCAAAAAGACCAACGGGCTTTTCGGGTACATCGGCCAAACCGAGGCCTTGAGCTTTGACGACACCAACCTCGTCGCGAACATGGGCAAGACGCCCCCGATCCAAAATGACCCGTTCAACGCCCCCGGCAAGTACCCCGGCGCGGTGTCCTACTTCGAGCAGCGTCGGTGCTTTGCGGGCTCGATTGACGAGCCTCAAAACTTGCGCATGACCCGCAGCGGAACCGAGGCGAACATGACGTACGCGATCCCCTCGAAGGACGACGACATGGTCAACATCCGCGTGGCCGCGCGAGAAGCCAACACCATACGGCACATCGTGCCGCTGGCCACGTTGGTGTTACTCACCGCAGCCGCAGAGTGGAGGGTAACCAGCGTCAACTCGGACGCGATAACCCCAACCAGCATCAGCGTGAAACCGCAGTCGTACATCGGTGCGAGTCGAGTGCAACCCGTGATCGTGAATAACAACATCATCTACGGGGCATCGCGCGGCGGGCACATGCGCGAGATGGCGTTCAACTACAACGCCGGCGGTTACGTCACCGGAGACATGAGCCTCCGGGCGCCCCACTTATTCGATGGCAAAACAATCGTCGATCTTGCCGCGTCAAAAGCACCTTTCCCGGTGATATGGGCGGTTAGTTCCGATGGCAAATTGATCGGGGTGACGTACGTTCCAGAACAGCAACTTGGGGCTATCCACCAGCACACCACGGCCGGGCAATTCGAGTCCGTTTGTGTGGTGTCAGAAGGCGCAGAAGATGCGGTATATGTGGTGGTGAATCGCACCATCGACGGCGTGCAAAGCCGGTACGTCGAACGCAAGCGCGCAAGGGCCACCGGGGCGGACGCGTTCTTCGTTGACTCGGGCGCCACGTACAGCGGGGCAGCGACGTCGACCATCTCGGGGCTAGACTGGCTTGAGGGCGCCGAGGTGTCGATCCTTGCCGACGGCGCAGTGCACCCACCACGCGTTGTTGTGGGTGGGGAAGTTACGCTGGATTACCCCTGCACCAAAGCCCAAATTGGACTACCCTACGCGACGCGCATACACACCTTGCCGATCGCTGCGCAAGTGGACGCCGGGTTCCTACAGGGCACCATCAAAAACGTCAACCAAATATGGCCTCGTTTTTACGAGACCCTTGGGGGTGAGGCGGGGCCTTCGCTGGATAGGATGACGCCGCTACAAACCCGCTCGACTGAACCGTACGGATCGCCGCCCGCCCCCTTCACAGGGGAGAAACAAGTCACCCTAGACCCCGCATGGGCGGACGGGGGGCAGTTGTACATCGAGCAGAACGATCCGGTGCCTTTGACCTTGGTGGCCTTAACCGTCGAAGTTGAAACAGGTGGGTAAGGTAAAAATATCAGCGCCAACCCCCGAAGCCATTGCCTTCATTGCTACAAATATGAGAGCAGTAGACGTGGCGGAGCTGGCAGCGTCGAGCGACAAGTCCCCCCTAGAATGCCTCCAGCGCACGACCAGCGCCCCCGGCGAATCGTACGTGGCTTCCGGGCCAGATGGCGTACCGTTCGGGGTATTTGGCCTTGTTACCGCGTATGAAGGTGTGGCCGTACCTTGGATGCTTTGCACTGACGCGTTCGCGCAGTATGGGCGCGAGTGCGACCGCTTGGCGCGCAAGACAATACGCCGCTGGGCAGCGCAGCACCCTCGGCTTTTGAACTTCGTAGACGCGCGCAGCGTAGGGAACATCAAGTGGCTGAAGAGCCTCGGGTTCACCGTGGGACCTCCGGAAATCGAAGGGTGCGGGGGACATTATTTTTGCCGCTTTGAAGGTGCGCGCAAAGACTTTGAGAGGCGCCAAAGTATAGGCAAATAACGGAGGGCGCAATGTGTAGTACGTCAATGGTCACGACAGGCGGGAATATGGTCAATTCGGCGGTGACCGCGAACGGAAACGCACGCGTAGCACAGTCGAAAGGCCGACTGGATTTAATACAGGCGCAGAGCCAAAGCAACAATCGTGCGTCGCAAGCGCGAATGCAAGCAACCTCCATGGAGCTCAACGCGATCTTGGCGGACATCAACGCGCGAGGCGCCGAAGCCGATGCGCGCACCGCGATCATGGCCGGGCAGCGCGAGGTACAAAAACTTCAGCTCGACACAGCCAACTTAAAAAGCCGCCAACGCGTTGGCCTTGCTGCCAACGGGGTAGACCTTGGCGAAGGTTCCGCGTTGAACATCCTCACCACCACCGACGTGATGGGGGAGATCGACGCGAACACGCTCGAGGCGAACGCCACTCGTGCCGCGTGGGGCTACCGCACGAAAAAAGCAGGCTACATCGCCGAGTCGATCATGGCCACCGCGTCCGCCGACGCAACACGAAGCCAAGCGAATCTCCAACAAGGTTTTGACCGCGTGCGCCTAGCGAGCGATCGACAAATCGTGGACGCGATAAGCCCAAACAAAGCCATCTTCACTTCGCTCTTGGCAGGTGCGGGGGACTTCTACAAAGCATACAGCGGCTACCAAAAAGACAACGACGTCGCGCAAGCCAACAAGACCTCTGACCCGATCTACTCGCTGGGCTCTAAAAGAAAATGGTGGGGCACCGCATGAACGTTCCAAATTACGACAACCTTCGCACGTCCATTCAAGGTGGCTCGAGAGGCACCGCGACCGCGCCGGGCTTTCAAGCGCCTCGCGTCGACGGTCCGCAAGAGCAGATGTCCGCAGATGTCATCGGCAAACAAGGTGAAGCATTAACGAAAGCCGCCATGGGGTTCGCAGCGACAATCGCTGAAGCAGAAGAGAAGGCGCAGAAAGAAGCCGACGAGATTCGCGTGCTAGACGCAGTGAACCTTGCGAAAGAAAAGCAATACGATCTCACCTACGCAAACGGCACTGGGTATCAATCACAGGCCGGGCTAAAAGCGTTGCAGCGAGACGGAGAGACCGACCTTGCAAACGAGTACGCCGACGCATTCAAAAACCACGCGAACGACATCGCATCGACCCTCGGCAACGAGCGTCAACGCCAGATGTTCGCCAAGCACGCGGACGCGATGCGCTTGGAGATTTACGGGGGCGCAGAGCGCCACATGGCGAAAGAATTTACCACCTACAAAAATTCCGTGTACAACGGCATCGTGAGCACTGGGGTGCGCGACATCTCGGTGAACTACACCGACACAGCAATGCCAACAGAGGACAACCCTGAAGGGGGAAAGGTGTACCAATCGGCCAAGACCATCGAGGGCGCAGTACGCGCCAGCGCGCGTTTAAACGGACTGTCGCAGCTGGAGGCCGACGGCGCAGTCCTAAAGGCCACCAGCAGCGCCCACCGGGTTGCGGTCGAAGCCGCGCTAAGTGATGGCAACGTCGACCACGCCGACAAATACCTGAAGAGTTTTGGTTGGCAAATGTCCGCGACCGATCTGCTCAAAGCGAAGAGCGATGTTAAAAAAGAGATGATCGTTCGCGATGCGAACTTGATCGGCGCAGGGGCGATCCGTGCGGTGGCACCTAACATTTTTGCGGGAGACACAGACCGCGCATGGGGCGTGCTGAAACATCAAGAGTCCGGGGGCAACCACTGGGGCAAGAACGGCGCGCCATTGACATCTCCGTCGGGCGCAATAGGCTTAGCGCAGATAATGCCCGACACGGGGCCAGAAGCGGCCAAGATGGCTGGGGTGAAGTGGAAGCCCGAGCTGTTCAACCAAAAGCGCACCGGAGACCCGGTGAAGGATCGCGCCGCAGAAGAGTACAACGAGACTCTCGGCCGCGCGTACTTTAACGCCAAGTTGGTGAAGTACGACGGCGACATGCGCAAAGCATGGGCCGCATACAACGCCGGGGACAAGTGGGTGGACGCAGCCATCGCCGCGTCGGAGAAAGACGCAAAAACAGGCGCGTATCGCACCTCGCAAAGTCCTACAGATTGGTTCGACAAACTGAACAACGACGGGCGTACCGCGGCCAACCGAAAACAAACGCGCGAGTATGTGGAGAACAACACCGCCGCGTATCAAAAAGGCGAAGGGCAACCGGCCGTCCCTACTCTCATGGACGTATACCAACGCGTCGACGAGTCTCTCATGGCGCGCTACGGCAACAACGTTGATCCAAGCCTGCGACAACACGCGCGCGACGTGGCCGCTCGAGAGTTCAAGGCTCTCAACGACGCAAAGAAAACACACGAGGAAGAGACCGTCACGGCCGTACAGCGCGAGCTCGTGGCCAACGGTGGCAAGTACGAAGACTTGGCTCCGGGGCTACGCACCAAAATCCCACCGGGGAAGGTGGACGACCTGAAGGGCTTTGCCAAGCGCATTAGCGCGCCAGAGACCGATTGGTCCCTCTTCTACAAACTGTCCGCAGACCCCGCGCTCTTGGCCAACGTGCAGCTCGACACGTTCAAAGACAAGCTCGCGGACGGCGAGTTTAAACACCTCGTGACGATGCAGACGAACCTCAAATCGAAAGGCCCTGAAGCCGCGACCAACTTCCGTTCCGCGCACCAAGTGTTCGATCAGTACGTGAAGAGCGCAGGGCTCACCGCGAGACCAAACGACGCAGCAGGCCAAGAGAAGGTGGGCAGATTGGCCGTCACCTTCCAAGAGCGATTGACCGCGGCCGAGCAGGCTAACGGGGGCAAGCTAACCGCAATTCAAGTGAATGAGGTGGCGGCCTCGGTGTTCAAACCAACAGAGACTTCCGGCAAAATTTGGAACAGCAAAACCGTGGCCGGGCTTGTGGGCGCGGAAGACCGCGTCCAAGTGCCAGCGGCCGAGCGCGCGAAGATCGTTGCGGCCTTGACCAAACAGGGCGCGCCGATCAATGAGAGCGTCATCGAAGATTTATACCGCAGAGCAAATCGCATTCCTCAATACCAGAAAAAACAATGAGCGAAACAGTAAACCCCTACGAAGTAATTTTGCAAGAGGACAAGACCGCCGACATGCGTGCGTCGGTGATGTCCGTCGTGGATAAGAACCCCGACGAAGAAGCCAAGCTGCAAGCACTCGCGAAGCAATACAACATGCCGGTGGACGCAGTGCGTTTCCGTAAAAACGAGATCGGGGCGCAAGCGAAGATCGACGCGTTCAGCTACGAGTCTTTGGCAAAGAACTACCCGAAGACTTCGACCGCATTGGCTACCCCGGAAATCGCCGCCGTTGCGCACGACGAAGGGGGGTTGCTCACCAACCTTGAAGAAGCCGCTAAATACCTATCAAACTACCCCGGCAAATCGTCCACGATCGCAGGAGACACCATCGCTGGGGGGCACGCCCTCGCTGCGGGTGCTGCGGGCGCGCTTGGCGCAATTGCAGGCACCGTTGCTGCGCCGTTTGACTTCCTCGAGAAGTACCCGACCGTCGGGGGAAACCCGCTGCGCCGGCTACAAGATTTTTCTCTTTGGAGCGCGAACAGCCAAACCGCGAAAATGAAAGCCGAACTCGGCAAATCGTCAACATGGTTTGGNGGTGCAGTGTCTCAAGGCGTCATTTCTTTTTCACAAAACTTACCCGCCATGGGAATTGCGCTTTTATTCGGCGGGCAGGCTGCTGCGCTTACAGCTATGGGCGTATCGTCCGCTGGGCAAACGTACCAAAAAGACGCTGAAAAAGGTGTCGAGCATTGGCGCGCATTGATCCACGCGATCAGCGATGGTATGATTGAAGCGGGCACTGAGATGGGTCCGTTAAAGGGTTTGGTCGACAATCTGAAGGCTGGCACACCTCTTTTGAAGATGATGCTCAAAAACGCGTGGCAAGAAAACAAAGGTGAGCAGATCGCCACAGCGTTGCAAGACTTGAACGACTGGGCGATCGTCGACGCCAACAAGGGAAAAACATTTTTCGACTACGCGAAAGAGCGCCCCGAAGCCGCAGCGCAAACGGCCATTGCAACCCTCGTGGGTGTGGGTGCCAACGTGACCTTAATGTCCAGCATTCAAGAGGCTGGCACCCGCGCAGCTGCGGCCACGCGCAGCGCGCAAACCGCAGAGCAACACGCGCAAGTGCTGGCCGGAATGCAGCAGCTCGCAGAGGCGAGCAAACTGCTCCAGCGCAGCCCCGACACCTTGCAAGCGTACATGCAAGGCCTTGTCGACGAAGGCGCCCCAAACGTCTTTTTTAACACCGAAGATTTACAGGCCGCGGGGGTAGACCTCAACGCGCTCGCGAAAGTCTTGCCTGAGATAAACGAACAGCTCACCAGTGCACAACATGGCGGGGACATCGTGGTGCCAACCGGCGCGTTATTGACCCGCGGGGGAGAGTTCGCGCAGGCGTTGATCGAACACGCACGCGTCGCCCCGGACGCCATGAGCCGCGCAGAGGCCGCCACGTTTATGAAAACCGGAGGCGCGCAGTTCACCGCCGAGGTGGAAAAAGTGATGGCCGAGAAGGCAAATGACGCCGAATTTAAAGCCTCCCGCGACGAGCTCCAAGGACAGATTCTTGCGAAGCTGAACGAGGTGCAACGTTTCACACCAGCAGTGAACCAACACAACGCCGCGCTCGTGGCCAACTTCTACGCGGTCATGGCCGCGCGCGCTGGCGTTGTGCCCGCGCAGTTTGCCAACACATACCAACTCGACTTCGCCGGGTCAGAGTCCACCCAAGGGCGGATCATGTCACAGCCGGAAGGGTTGACCGTGGAGGGCTACCACTACAGCAAAGAGCACCGCAGTGTTCTGAGCTCCGCGATGTATGGCTCCAACTATGCCGGCTCGGGGAAAGAACTGTACAAAAACGCCAAAGACGCGAGACTGCGTAATCGACTTTACTTTTACGCGGACAAAGGCACCGGCATCAACCCCGAGAGCGGCGTTGGTGGCGCCGGGCACAAAGCCCAACTTAAAAACATATACGACGCCAACACCGACCCGCTGCGCTTGCGCAAGGGGTCACAGCTCGATTTTGAAAGCCGGGTGCTAGACAACGGTTACTCCGGATATTTAGACCGTATGCAGGGCAGTCAATCTGCGCAAGTTGTTTTGCTTGGCAACCAAGCGATCGCCTCCGAGCAATTAAGCCCCGGCAAGGTGGCAGGATCGGCCGTTGTGCCCCCTCCAGCTGCGCGGGAGAGCATAGGCCGCGACATACACGTTGACGCCCTGCAATCGAATAAATCGTTCCCTTCCGGTTCCCCCACCCGCGCACGATGGGCNGAGCTGATCGCGNANCANGANCCNAAGGCNTTTGCCGCGNTGCAAAAAGCNGGNGTNTTCGAGGGNGACCAAAAAGAAAATNTNTATCTTGTCCGAACTCTTGACGCAGTTNGANGCCGCGACAGAAGACCCATACTACGGCGCCGTTACCCGCGCGCNGCCNNCNNCNCCNCGCAGAGAAGCGGATGGCAGTCTCCAAGGNTTGCCGCGCGTNGGCAACGCNAGNCATTTTGCCCCCGCGGAAAAAGTNGCGCGCGATTACATGNNNGCNGCNGGGCTACCNTACAACCCACCNANCACNTACCAAGCGGTCGANGTGNCTCGAGCCAAACGCATTGCNGCGGNGTTCGAGGAGATGAAACACGATCCGCACAATCCGGAAGTCGCGGCCGCGTACAAAGCCTTGATCGACGAAACCGTCGAGCAATACCGCGCGATACTGGCGTCCGGATTGACGGTAGAGTTCATCGACTTTGAGAAGACCGGGGACCCGTACAACGACAACCCTCGCAACATGACCGAAGACGTGCGCAACAACAACCACATGTGGGTGTTCAGCACGCGCGAAGGCTTCGGAACCGACGCGGCGTTCGATCCAAAAGACAACCCACTACTCGCGGAAACCGAGTTTCAAATCAGCGGGCAAACAGCGTTGGCCAACGACCTTTTCCGCGCAGTGCACGATTACTTCGGCCACGTCAAAGAAGGTGTAGGTTTTCGCGCTGGCGGCGAAGAAAACGCGTGGCGTTCGCATGTTTCGATGTTCAGCCCGTTAGCCGCACGCGCGCTCACGACTGAAACTCGAGGCCAAAACTCTTGGCTAAACTACGGCCCGTACGGCGATAAAAACCGCACGGCCAAAGTGCACGACACCCACTTCGCAGATCAGAAAATTGGTTTGCTTCCAGAGTGGGTTACCACTGAAGGTGCGCAAGACCCGGGCGCCTCTTACGAACAGTCTCGCGTGAAGCAACCCACCGCAGCGATTACCAAACTACTGAAGAACCTCACACCTGAAGAACAGCGCAAAGTCACTGACAAAACTGCGGCCAAAATTCTTGCGCACATCAAAGACTTGCCCTCGAGCAAAGAGATGGCCGCGACCGCATGGGCCGGCCGCGCAAAACGTGGATGGTACAAGAACAGCGGGGATGCGATCTCCGCGATCTTCGGGGCGGACGCACCTCGCTTCGCGGCCTTGCTCGCGGCGTTGAGCCCGCAGGTGTCCGTAGAATCAAATCTATTTAACGCGCTCAACACTTGGAAAAACTGGGTGCAAGCTGGGCGCCCCACCGATCGCTTTGAAATTGTCTCGATCATGGGGCGCAGCGTGCAAGGTTCGCGCGGCGTCAACAGTGTGCTGGACGCGTGGATTAACAACAGCGTTCGCGCGCTCACGAACGACAACCCGGCCGACACGATTCTCTCCGGCCCGAAGGTTCACTCGTTTTTTAAGAACCTAACCGGCCATGTGCAAGAGGTCACCCACGACGCGTGGATGGCGAACTACGCGTTGGTAAACCAAAAGATTTTTGCGGGGGGACTCAACGTGCTGAACACCGACCCGGGCAAAGGCTCCGGGTACTTGGCCATGAGCGCGCAAGTTCGCGCGGCCGCGGAGCAGCTCACCAAGTTGACCGGGGAGACATGGACGGCAAGCGAGGTGCAGGAGACCGTTTGGTCTTGGGCGAAAGTGGTGTACGAAACCTCGGAAAGCGTAAACGAAACCCGCAGCGCGCGCCAACTCATTGAAGACGGCGCGCTCACGGACGATCTGATAAACGCCACACCGGACTTCGGCACTTTGTTCTACAATCCGGAATATGCAAAAATTTTAAAAGAGGCAGGATATGACTACCAACTCGAAGACCTCGGCGGCGATCTCGGACGCGCTGCAAAGTACGCTTCAGAAGAGCCCGGAGCTCGCGAGCAAACAGCGCCGTTTGATCCAGAAACTCAACGACGACTCGAGCTCCAAGCAGCCCGACGACTCGAACGCCTTGCCCAAAACCGAGGCGACGCAGCAGCCGCAGGCCTAGAGCAAAAAGCGGACAACGCGGTCGCGGCCGCGTACGATCAAAGCCGGGTCAAGGCTACTCTCTCGGACTTCAGCGCCGAGAACTTACCGAACCTTTTGGCCAAGGATTACTGGGCGATTCTCACCGCAGAAAACCCCATGGGGCAAGTCGCGTCGCCAGAGCAGAACGCGATAAAACAAGCCGAGCTTCGCGCTGACCTTGACGCCATTGGCGCGACATACGTCGACGCGGTGGGCCAATACGGCAGCGTCGAAAACTCACTTGTAG